CAGCCGATTGAGGTGATTGATATGATGCTATCTATTTACGGCAAAGAAGCTGTTATTCATTTCTGCTTGCTTAATTCTTTTAAATATAGAATGAGAGCAGGACATAAGGACGATGCGGTCAGGGATATAGAGAAAGCGTTGTGGTACGAGAAAAAAGCTAAAGAGTTGGAAATCAAATAAAATAACTATATTAGCAGCCGTGAAAGCACGGCAAATCATAATGCAGCTTTATGATTCAGGCGAACTGATGAAGGCTTGCAAGTCAATAGGCAGCACTTATTCCGACGATTTATGTCAGGAGGTGCTGCTTTGTCTTATGGAGAAACCCGAAGCCAAGATATTAGAAGCACACGACAAAGGGTATTTTCGGTTTTACGTTGTTAGAATAGTGATGAACTTTGCCAACTCTAAAAATTCATCATTCCACAAGAAGTACCGAAATAGGGATGAAGTCATACCGATTAATCATTTAGGGCAAGTGGGTGAAATGCCAGTCGAATCGTATCTCGAATCTCACGGCATAGACTTAACCGCACCCGATTACGACTATCAAAAGGACTTGGAAACGCAAGGCAAGATAGACCGATTAGAGGTGGCTTATCTTAGACTGAACAACGAAAGTGAGTTTCCCTACGAACAAAAACTACTTGACTTACATTTAACACTAAGGAACAAACGAGCGGTCAGCCGATTGACCGGGATTCCTTACCGCACGGTTTGTCATAACTTAGACACAATCTATAAATCATTAAAGGATGCAGCACTTAATTATTAGCGCACTTGCTGGCTTAGCTGGCTATTCATTTGTTATGTTAGCAGGCTTCAAGCTAAAGGGTAAGCCTTTGAACTGCCAAGTATGTATGGCTTTTTGGTTCGGCTTGATTACCTCTTTATTAGTTGAGCCTTCCTTTTACGCACCAGCCGTAGGGTTTGGTGCGATGTGGTTTGCAGCAATGGCACAAAAAACTTTACTGAAATGAACCAAGACCAATATTTACAACTAAGGGCAGCACGACCTTACCTTGACCAATACCACGCTGTGGGGAGTGTATCTATACCGCACGATGTCGCACAAATGATGCAGAAGGTACATGGTGAACTTTACGGAGGTGGCTTTAACAACTGGTGTCAGGCTTGCGTTATCGAAGCACTTACAAAATTGATGGTTGCTTTTGATAATTACGAAACTAAAAGCGCACCGGTAATTGTTTCAACAGGTCAAACAGCAAAAGCCAATGTCACCAAGCGAAGCAGCAAACGTAATTCAAATCCTGACTAATACGCTGGAGGCTATCTGCGATTGTGAGGTAGATAATGCGTACGAAGTAAAGCAAAAGCTAATCGATAAGATAAGCGAACTAATAGACAAACTATGACCACAACACCTATAAACAAAATCAAATCGAACCCTAATAATCCAAGGGTAATAAAAGACGACAAGTTCAAAAAGCTGGTGCAGTCTTTAAAAGACCTACCCGAAATGGCACAAGTCAGACCGATAGTAGTCAATCAAGACATGATTGTTTTAGGCGGTAACATGAGATTAAAGGCAATGAAAGAAGCAGGCTGGAAGGAAGCACCAGTAGCTATTGTGGATTGGGATGAGGACAAGCAACGCCAGTTTATTATTAAGGACAACGTAGGCTTCGGAGAGTGGGATTGGGATATGTTAGCCAACGAGTGGGATGCGGAAAGTTTAGGAGAGTGGGGATTGGATGTACCGCAGATGAATGAAACGGAAATTGAAGCAGAGGAGGATGATTTTGATGTACCTGAAGGCGGTATCAAAACCGATATTGTTTTGGGTGACTTATTTGAGATTGGAGAGCATCGATTGCTTTGTGGAGATAGTACGGATTCAGATGCTGTGGCAAAGCTGATGAATGGGGAGAAGGCTGATGTTGCACACAACGACCCTCCATACGGAATGAAAAAAGAAAACGAAGGAGTTTTAAATGATAACTTAAACTATTCGGATTTATTAGATTTTAATAAAGAGTGGATTCCTTTGCAGTTTATGCACCTCAAAGAGAACGGCAGCTGGTATTGCTGGGGAATAGATGAGCCATTGATGGATATTTATTCTGATATTTTAAAGCCATACTTTAAATCGCAAAAGGCAACATTTAGAAATTTAATAACGTGGGACAAAGGTCATGGACAAGGTCAAAATTCAGAAAATACAAGAAGCTATGCAATAGCAGACGAAAAGTGTTTATTTGCAATGTTAGGAGTTCAAGGTTTTAATAATAATCAAGATAATTATTTTGATAAATGGGAAATAATAAGGGTTTATTTAGAAAAAGAGATTAATAAACTAAATGAAACTGATAGTAAAATAGCTAATGCTTTAGGTTACAAAGATGGTAGAACTGTAAACCATTGGTGGAGTAAATCTCAATGGGCAATGCCAACTGAAAATAATTATTACAGTTTAAAAGAATATGCAAAAAGTAAAAACATAGATGCTTTTAAAAAGGAATACGAAGAGATTAAAAAGGAATACTATTCTACTCGTGCTTATTTTAATAATACACACGACAACTTTAACAATGTTTGGAAATTTGATAGGCATTTAAGACAAGGAGATGAAGGAGGACACGCAACACCTAAACCTATTCCATTGTGCGAACGTGCAATCAAAAGCAGCTGCCCTGATGGAGGATTGGTTTTGGATTTCTTTCTTGGCTCAGGCTCAACAATGGTAGCATCACACCAGCTAAATCGCAAGTGCTACGGCATGGAACTTGACCCGAAGTACTGCCAAGTCATTATCGACCGAATGCTTAAACTTGACCCAAGCTTGACTATCAAACGCAATGGAGAGAAGTATATTAGAATCAACGAAATTACAACGTAATGGGTGGCAGAGGACAAATAGAGCCAAGATGGCAAAAGGGCGAAAGCGGTAATCCAGCAGGGAAACCGAAAGGCACACGCAACCGCAGCACTATCGTAAGGGAGTGGCTGGAGGTGCAGCAGTCGGTTAAAAACCCCATTACGGGAGAGCAGGAGGTATTAGAGCAGCAGGACATAATGACCTTGGCTTTGATAAAGAAAGCAAGGGAAGGAGATGTTAATGCGTATCGGGAACTGATGGACAGCGCACACGGCAAGCAGACAAATCAAATTGAAGGCTCTATGCACTTGACTGGTTTAAAAGTTGAGGTGGTCGATAGCGGATTCAGCACCTCATCTTCCGAGAGTGAAATAATCGACTGATGTGTTTGAGGGTTCGGTTTTATTTAAAGACAACTATGCTGCCAAGGATAAGGTAGTAGTCAACCAAGGTGGATCATCTTCGGGTAAGACTTACTCCATCCTTCAGGTGCTATTCCTTCGGGCAATAGAACACCCTCGCAGCGTTACAACTATCGTAGGCGAAACTATCCCCAACCTCAAATCAGGTGCGCTTAGAGATGCCCAAACAATTGTGGCGAATTCGCGAATATTAACAAAGCTAATTGCAAGCTACAACGCTACCGATAGGGTTTATACTTTATACAATGGCTCGGTATTGGAGTTTAAGAGTTACGAAACAAGCCAATCGGCAAAGTCAGGAAAGAGGCAGTTTCTATTTGTGAACGAAGCCAACGGCATAAGCTATGAAATTTGGAATGAGTTGTACTTAAGAACAACCATTCAGGCTTTTATTGACTACAACCCTAATAGTGAGTTTTGGGTGCATGAAAAGCTACTCGGCAAAGAAGGGGTTAAGTTGTTTATCTCCGACCATCGGCACAACCCTTATGTTTTACCAGCCATCCGTGAGAAGATTGAGGCACTTAAGGACATAGATTTAGAATTGTGGAAGGTTTATGCGAGAGGGCGTACCGGTCGCATCGAAGGTTTGGTATTCCGCAACTGGGATGTGTGCGATTCTATTGACAAGGTCAGGTGCAAGCTGGTAGGGCTGGGAATGGACTGGGGATTTACGAACGATCCGACTGCCTTGTGTGCGGTGTGGAAGGATGGTGACCACCTTTACATTGAGGAACTCTTATACGAACGAGGACTAACAAACCAAGACATCGGGGCGAGGCTCAAGGATATGGCTATTGGTAGAACGATGGAGATAATAGCGGACAGCGCAGAGCCGAAGTCTATCGAAGAAGTTCACAGAATGGGGTTCAATATCCACGGAGCAAATAAAGGCAAAGATTCAATCCAAAACTCTGTTGACATTCTTAAGAGGTACAAGCTGCACGTTTTACGAGGTTCGGTTAATTTAATAAAAGAGTTGAACTCGTATAAGTGGAAGCAAGACAAGAACGGCAACCCATTGAATGAGCCAGTAGATTTCCAAAACCACGCTATTGATGCGCTTAGATATGTGGCACTTAATAAATTAAAAGTGGCTAACTCAGGAAAATATTTTATATTGCAGGCGTAAAACGACAACGATGAAAGCGCAGACCTTTATTTTCGTACACGACCAATACATAGTCCTCGACTATTTAGCTGCTGGTAAGTTCAATGACCTACCCGATGTCAAGTATGTGTTTCTCGGACAGCGACCGTCCGACCAAATCGGACACCTCGTTGAAATGGGCAAGGTAATAATCGCACGTGACCTACCTGATAATATCGAACACTACCCTAATTTAGTAGCTTGGACTGGCTGGTATGCCATAGCACGAAACGGACTAATCACAGCCGACATTGTTAACCTATTTGAGTACGATGTAAACTTATTAGGATGGAAGCAGCCAATGGCTTCGGCTGGTTACTTTTGGCATCCGTACGCTGACAATACTTGGTGGAACTACAACGGAATAAAGACCGAACTAAGAAAGCTGGAAATATCGGTCACGAACGATCCTTTACCGATGACCTCCAATTACACTTTGTTTGCAGAAAGGATTAGTACATTCGTAAAGGCTTTAATGGAGAGCGACTTAGATCCAGAGCATCCGCAGGCTGGTCACATTGTTGAGAGATATTGCAGCGCATACTTTCAATTCAAGGTCACGGCTGCTGGAGGTCTTACCCACATCTACGCTGATTCACACGGAACGCAAGGCAGGGGGGATAGATACGAAGATATAAAACACAAACTGCTATGATTAAGGTGATAAACTACGGAAGCGGTAAATGGAAAGAGTTGGCAGCAACCCAATTCACAAACGAATTGCCTTTAAAAACTCACATCAACTTTACACCAAGCGGAAGGGGTGACAACTATTGGAGGTGGAAGCCTGATATTATCCTAAACACAATGAAGGAAAACAAGGGCGATTTTATCCTTTACATCGATGCTGGCGATTACCACACCGAGGATTTTTGGAAGTGGCTGAATGCCTACGTTGTTGTTTCGGATAATCTATTCGTCAGCCGTGGGTACTTGCATAGAGAATGGACTAAAGCCGATTGTTTAGAAGCAATGGGGATGCTGCCTTGCATTGAGAGAATAGACCACCAATTAGAGGCTGGCTTAATAGGCTTAAGGGCAAACGATGAAAACATTGCACTTGTTGAGGAGTGGGCAAAGTGGATGCAAGACGATCACTTGGTGAACGATGCGCCAAGCCAAATCCCCAACCATCCCGATTTTAAAGAGCATAGGCACGACCAATCTATTTTGACTAATTTAGTGCTTAGAGATAAATACCCAATTCAACGAGTAAATCATGTAATATGGAACGCAAGATCTTAGAAAAATTAGACTACTCCCATCCGTGGGTAACAGCAAAGGAACACATTCTGCAAGTGTATGACGAAGCGAAAAGGCTGAAAGGTCACGCATTAGACATCGGCTGCTTCCAAGGTCATTCTGCGTTAGCTATGGGCTTGGCTAATATGGAGGTTTCTTTAGTTGATATTCATATTGACTACTTAGATAAAGTAACCGATTTGCTGGAAACCCACAATTGTATAGTAAACACGGCAGCAATGTGCGAAAGCGCAAAGGTTCTAAATTGGATTGAGCCAGTCGAAATGATAATGCACGATGCGCAGCACGGACAATCCGTAGTGCCTGAATTGCTTTTATTTTGGGAAAAGGTAAAGTCAGGCGGTACGTTTATCATTCACGACACCGACCAAATAGACTTAGCTGGCTTTATCAAAGCGTTAGGCTACCCCGAAAACAAAACCACAGCAGACGAGCGTGGAAGGTGCTTGTCTATATTTTACAAGCCATGAAATTCACAAACCTAACTATCGACCAAT